TTGGGAAGGTCTGAGGAGCGCTCATGCCGGCACCTGCGCTTTGGCGAGAGCCTTGCGAGCGGCTGCCATCTCGATGCTGTTGTGGTGCCCGGTGTCGGCAAAACGCGCGACGAGGTTATGGAGGGCATCTTCAAGGTCAGGCGCAGCGGCAATTAACCGGGCATCTGCCGCAGTCTGCTCGTGCGAGCGCGAAAGTGCCGCAATGTGGCAAGTGGCGACGATACCAGTCGGCGTGACGATCGCTGCAAAGTGATCCCAGCCATAGCCCTTGCCTGCAACCGACCAAGGTCCAGGTGTGCGCCCAGTGTTATCGTTTTCCTGAGAAGCCATTATTCGCTCCTGTGATGGGTGAAGGTGCGCCCCGGATCACCGAGGCGCTGGATGCTCAGCCGTGGAGGCGAGCGGTGTAGGGAACCCGGCCAGCGGCCAGATACACGTCAGCCGGCTCACGCTTGGTGACCGAGCGCGGCTCGCTCTCGTGGCGATGCCAGATGAAACCGCGGTGATACTTGGCCAGCACCAAGCCGCGACGCGCGCTCAGCTCAGGGTATGCGATGATCGCACCCTTGGTGAAAGCGTCGACAATCTCGGAGTGGGTAGCTGTGCGGGCCATCTGGCATCTCCTGACGGCTTGATGCCGCCTTGTGGAGATGGGTTTGCACTATGCAAACACTGCCGTCAACCTATTTGTTTGCAGTTAGCAAACTCTTTTTCTCAGCCGTCCGTACCCGTGCGATCATCGTTCGCGGGGGTGGGTGCCATAGCCCCAGTACTGGCAACCACGCGCAGCGCATCCTCACGGATAGAGCGCAGCCGCATCGCGTCGTCAGGGTGCATCAGTAGCTCAAACGGGCGAATGTTGAGGAAATCGGCAACTGTCTGAATTATCACCGGTGTATAGTCCTGCCGCTCGTTGATGAGCAAGCTAACTGCCGTTTTTCCAAGCTCCGTTTTCTCGGCTAGATCGGCCTGGCGCACCTTCAACGCCTCCAGCCATTCGCGAAGGAACCAGTTAGTGAAGCGTTTTGGTCGCGAGTGTGCCACGCGCCGCTTGTACCGGAGCGGACCCGTCGCGTCGTTTGCGCAGCGCAAACTAAGAGCTTGTGTTTGTGTTTGCGATATGCAAACTAGGCGACATGATGAAGCCGGAGAACCCTACAGCGCTGGCTACCGCAACGGGCATCTCGCTGCCGTATGCCAGCCAGCTTCTTAGCGACAAGCCAGACCGGGCGCGCGTCCCGTCACGCTCGCTCGCGATCCACATCTTTCGGACCACCGGCTGGCGCACGCGCCCGCTGGAAGGTCTGACAGATGAGCAGATCGCAACGCTCGAAGCTATCGAGCCGTGGGGCCGCGCAGCATGAAGCGCGTCTACTTCATCAAGCCCATCGGCTTCGATGGCCCGATTAAGATCGGCATAACCCGCGACGTTGGTCGTCGGCTGGACGACTTGATGAAGTGGTCGCCGCTGGACCTGCATCTGATCTGCTCGATTGACGGCGGACCCCGCACCGAAGCGCGCATTCACCGGATGCTGGCAGAGACGCATCGGCACAAGGAGTGGTTTCACCCATCCGCCAAGCTGTTGCGTCTGATCGAGCGCATTCAGGACGGTTCCTACCGTGAGGAACTGCTCCCCGAGGACGACCGCCCGCTGTGGTTCGAGCGTCACGCTCGCATCATCGCGTTTCGCAAGCCCACCCGCAAGTCACAGACGGTGACACAATGAGCGGGTGGCAGGACATCGCCAGCGCGCCGCGTGATGGAAGCTATTTCCTCACGACGAATTGCAACAGCGAGGACGGCGAGTACGAAATCAACCGGTACGATCCGTACTTCTTCCAAAAGTACACGGAGACGGAACCCGGCTCCAACCTGTTTCGCCGCGAAAAGACGCCGATCACAAGCTGGCTCGGCAGCAACATACACCGCGCCACTCATTGGTGCGCCATCCCCGACGCTCCCACTACCCCCTCTACGGAAGGACAGGGAGAATGAGCGGCATGGTCGCGGCTCTCTACGTCGAGACGGACGGCTGCTACTTCGGCCTGCCGGGTGTCGATCCCTGGGATCAGCAGCGTGATGCGCGCCGGTATGCCGGCCCACACCCGATCGTTGCACATCCCCCTTGTCAGCGATGGGGCCGCTTCTGGCACGGCAGCACCCGTAAGCCACATCAGTTCAAGCTGGGTGACGATGATGGGTGCTTTGCCAACGCCCTGATGCGCGTTCGGCTTCATGGCGGCGTGCTGGAGCATCCAGCCGACAGCCACGCCTGGGCGCATTTCAATCTGAACCGTCCCGGCAGGGGTGAGGGCTGGCAGCGTGCTGACATGATCGGTGGCTGGACCTGCTACGTCGAGCAGGGGCACTACGGCCACTCCAGTCGCAAGCCGACGTGGCTCTACGCGCACGGCGTCGATCTGCCCGAGCTGAACTGGTCGCGTGGTGAGCAGCGCATCCCCGCCTGGATGGTCGAGCGCTACGGGTACGAGAAAGCTAGGCGCATCGGCGTCGTCGCGATGGTCGGCGGTAAAGACAAGACCCGCATCCGCAACGCCACACCGCTGCCGTTCCGCGACCTGCTGCTGACCATCGCTCGCACCGCCAACCGGACGCGGCTCGCCGCCTAACCCATCATCACAAGGAGAGGAAGCATGACTGCATTGTACGTCATCGGCGCTTGGCTCGCCATCGCTACCGTCCTGACCATCGGCTGGTGCCGTATCGGCTTCCTCCGCAAGCAGGTCCGCAAAATGCAGCTCGTAAGCAAGCTCCGCGATGATGCGCGCAGCAATGGCCTGGAAGGCTTCGGTTTCTCGCAGGGGGTTCATTCGGTCCACAACGGAGGCAATGCATGATGCAGCGCAGCAACGTCCTTCCTGTCGCGCCTACGGTGTCGGAACAGGACTTCCAAACGTCCGTGACGCTCGGCCTCGCCCGCGCTCAGGCTGCTTTCGGCACCGGCAAGGCTCTCGCCTATGTGATGGACCTCTCCACTAAGCAGCTTAGCAATGTCATGGCGGGTGCCTCGACGGACGCTAAGCGGCTGTGGGACGTGCACGCGGTTGAAGGCTCGGCACTGTCGGATGTGGCGGCGCTGTACGGCCTGCGCATCGTCCCTCGCGATGCTGTGTGCACAAGCGACGAAGCGCCGCTCTCGGTTGCCACTTGCGCGCTGCTCAAGAAGGCAATCGACGCAGAGCTGGACGGTATCGAGACGCACCAGGAACTGCTCGACATGGAGCATGAGCTTCGGTCCATGCAGGCGCTGATCGACCGCCGCCTCGCCAAGATCGCAGAGCTTCGCACGCCGCGGGTGGCAGCATGAACCTGCGCCGCGACATCGCCCGCATGATCTACCGCGAAGACCTCGCCACGATCGCGCCCGAGCCGAACGCCGAACAGCGCCGCTTGGAAGCCAAGGAAAAGCTAGCGGCTCTTGTCGCTGCCGCTCTCCCGGCTGGTCAACGCTACGCCCGCAACAGGGCTGCACAGACACGCAAGGGGAGGGAGGCATGACGCCGACTGAGGATTTGCTGCGATCCATGCTCAGGAAAGCGTCTGCTACCACAGTATGCGAGACGCTGCGGGCGCAAGGCTACACTGTTTCGCGCCGGCTGTGCGACAAAATGCGCGGCGAAATGCTTCGTTCGGGCGAAGCGCCCCGCGTCGATCAACGCGGGCGGCGCATTGCCGAGCGTTTCTCAGAAGACCCAACTATGGGCGCACGTGAGGGTAGCGAGCGACTGCACGACCGTATTCAACGCCTCTACGAACGCACAGCCCGGAAGCACGGCACAACGCCTGAAACGGCGTACAAGATGCTGAATTTCAGCCGCGCTCAACTTGAGAAGATGGCGGCATGACGTTCGATCTTCCCATGCCTCCAAGCGTCAACGCGTGTTTCGCGACGGATTTCCGCACCAAGCGGCGGTTCGCAAGCAAGGCTTATACGGCTTGGAAAGCCGAGGCGGGCGAGAAGCTGATGGCGCAGTATGCCGCCTATGGCGCACCGGCCGTACATCGCCCAATCGCGCTGAATATTCGACTGGGGCTTAACTACCAGTCTGACATTGCGAACCGTGAAAAGCCGCTGACCGACCTGTTGGTCGCTAAGCTCGACATGGCGGACGATCGCTACATCGAACGCATTGTTATCGAGCGCGATCAGTCAATCACCGGCGTGCTGGTGACTATCGAAGGGTCGTATGCGGGTGAGGCTCGTCCAATTGGCGAGATCATCAAGCCGATTATGGCCCGGCTGTCGGACGGCATGGAATGAGCGGCCCGGCGCGCTCCGTTGACGCCGAGTACTTGCTGCTCGGCGCGCTGGCGATGGATAACAAGCGCATCGACGCAGTTGCCGACATCGTTGAGTCCGAGGACTTCTATGAGCCGTTTTTCGGGCACGTGTTCGGGTGCATGTTGTCTGAATACTCGCAGGGGCGCGCCGCCAATCCGGTGACGTTGCGCCCGCTGCTGGTGGGCCATGCTAATTACGGTGAGATTGGCGGTGACGCGTTTCTGGCAGAGCTAGTCACGCTGGCATCTGCCGCGACCCCGGCGCTGGAAAGCGCACGGCTGATCGCCCGTACTGCGCGTCGGCGTCGGTTGGTGGAAGGTCTGAGCGAGAGCATCGCCGCGGCCGGTGATGCTGAGACTTCGCTAGAGAGCGTCGCGGACGTTGCCGATCATGCCATTGTCGCGGCGTTAGAGGGCCGTGCGAGCGCTACGGAGATCACCGGGGCCGATTGCGTCAATCGCCTGCTTAAAAGCTTCGAGCAGCCCACCCAAGGTGTCAAGTCGCATATCGTCGCGCCAATGGATGATCTGCTTGGGCCGGTGCGCCCGAAGCAGCTTGTGATCCTCGCAGCGCGGCCGGGCATGGGTAAAACCGCGACGGCGTTGTCTTATGCCCTTGGGGCCGCCCAGGCGGGGCACGGCGTGCTGTTCGTGAGCCTTGAGATGGGTGGCGAGGAATTGGCGGGCCGTATGGCGGCTGACCTCTCCTTTGACGGGCACAACGGTGTCCCGCTTGACGACATCCTGTGTGAGCGGCCTGACCGCCGTACGGTCGCTGCCGTAGCTCAGGCCGGTGCGATGCTGGCGGATATGCCGTTCAACGTCGTGGACACCGGCAAGCTGACGATCGGACGCTTAGCGATGATCGTGCGCCGCTACGCCCGCCGTATGGCCGCTAAGGGCCAGAAGCTTGACCTGGTGATGGTCGACTACCTCCAGCTTCTCTCGATCGACGGTAAGGGGCGCAGCGCCTACGAGACGGTCAGCGAGATCAGCCGCGGCCTCAAGCAAATCGCCAAGGACGCTGGGGTAGGAGTCATTGCCCTCGCCCAGCTCAGCCGTGAGGTAGAGAAGCGCACCGACAAGCGGCCGCAGCTTTCTGACCTTCGCGACAGCGGGCAGATTGAGCAGGACGCCGATGCCGTCGTGTTCCTGGTGCGACAGGAATATTATTTACGGCAAGCCGAGCCCGATCGTGACAGCCCTGAGCGGCTGGATTGGGAGCAGGCGATTGCCGCTGTCGAGAACCAGCTTGAGTTTGTGTGCGCCAAGCGCCGCAACGGCCGCACCGGCACCGCTTTCGGCCACTTTTATACTCGTTTCCAGGCGGTGCGCGCATGAGCGGGTGGTTAGCTCTCCATCGCGGCTGGCGCGACTGTGAGGCTTTCGAGCCGCGCCGCGATCCCATGGCCGATGAGGACGCGTGGCTGTGGATCATTGAGCACACCGCCTACAAGCCGCTCCGTCGCACAGGCGGGCAGGGGCAGGTTGTCACTCTTGAGCGGGGGCAGATCAGCATATCCGATCGCGCTCTCGCCACGGCGTTTCAGTGGGACAAGAAGCGTGTGCGCCGGTTCATTGAGCGGCTTGAAGCGCATTCAATGGTCCGCGCGCATCGGGACCAGTCAGGGACCATCCTAACTGTATGTAACTACGACAAATATCAGCAGATTGCAGAGCGAGAGGGACCAGCAAAGGACCAGCAAAGGACCACACAAGAACAAATGAAACAAGATACTCCTTCTAACGAAGGAGGCGTTCCGCCCACTGACACGGTTGCATTGATCTGGGAGATCGGTGTCGCCCTCTTGGTCGCTTCGGGACAGAATGATCGCGCCGCCCGCTCCATCGTGGGCCGCTGGCGCAAAGAGAACACCGACGCTCGGGTGCTGGAAGCCCTGCTGGACTGCCAGGCGCGTCGGATCAGCAATCCGGTTGAGTGGATGCCGCGCCGTCTGGCAGCATCGGCACGACCGGCTGCAAGTACGCCGAATGACTTGGTGCAGCACATCCTGCGCCGGACGCAGAGCCGTGCAGCATGATCGCCACATCAACCACGGCCGATCGCCACGAGATCAAGATGCGCTGGTCTATGTCCGCTTTCGCAATGGGATCGTGGACGGACCTCGCAAGGTCAGTGCTTGGCGGTGGAAGCCGTGGGACTTCGGACAATCTGCTTGGGACATCGAAGAATACTGGCGCGCATCTGCATAATGCTTTGGTGTTGCGCGCAAGTTCTGCTATAGCAAATAGGGAGATGGCACGTGGGTAAACCTGACTGGTCTGAGCGGCTGGAAGCCTTCAACACTGAAGATGGGCGAACTGTTCGCGTCAAAGTTGTGAAGATTGATCAGGACGGCGACTATCATGTCGAGCCTGTCTTGAATGATATGTACTCTATTTTCGAGGTGGGCGGCGAGAGCTGGTCAGGCGGGCCTTGGCGCATCCGCAACGTCACCTCCGCCAAGTCCTCCACCCCCTCTAATGAGGAACTAACACAGCGGATGGAGATGGACCGCGCGAAGTTTAACATGCTGCGTCATGTCCTGACAATCGCGTCAGATCACCCAATGGTCGGTCCACAAGCTGCTGAACTACTATCCGATCTACCTAAGCCAGTAGACCCGATAGACCCTGATTTGATCGAAGCGAGGCGGATCGTCGCGGATGCGATGGATGCTGAGGGCGGGTTTGAGATGGAAAGCATAGCTGGGACCCGCGATGGTCAGAAAGATGGCGATTGGGACGTTCGCGCAGCCCTCACCGCCATCAAGCGCGGCCGCGTTCTCGAAGCCGACGCCTTCACTCTAGCAGCGGGAGGCACGGCACATGAGTGACGTACTACGGTGTTCGTTCTGCATGAAAACGCAGCATGAGGTAAAGAAGCTTGTCGCCGGACCTGACAAGATTTGCATTTGCGACGAGTGCACCGGTTTGTGTGCAACCATCATGGTAGTAGAAGCCACGGAGCGCTCTACCTCAATCGGCGTGTTCTATGTCAGCACGACGCCCCCGCAAGATGGCAAGGACATCGCCGCTGCGATTGCCGCCGAACTGAAAGAAAGTCTTGGTTTGCAATCCCTTACTAAGGGAGAGAACGCATGAGGTATTTTCTCGATACCGAGTTCAACGAGTTTGGCGGGGAGTTGCTAAGCCTCGCTCTCGTCCGCGCCGATGGTGACGCTCTCTATCTTCGCTATCCCGAACCGGCGAAGCTCGGGCCGTGGGTGGCTGAGAACGTATGGCCGATCATGGATGATGTTCCCGCTGGCCGCGATGTGCACCGTGTCACCCAGGCGGAAGGGGCTAAGCTGATCGCGGACTTCTTCGCCGCGCGTAGCGGCAGTGTTCCGTACATAATCACCGACTGGCCCGATGACGTGCGCTACCTGTGCCAAGCCGTGATTACCGGGCCGGGTCAGATGGCCGCGATACCCCGAATGCAGTTCGACATCGTGCGGGTCGACGCATACCCAACCACGCTTGACGGCGCGGTGCAGCACAATGCGCTCTGGGATGCCTTTGCGCTTCGTGAGCGGCTGTTTCCTGGATCGTTCGGAGGCCACGCATGACCGAGGATAACGAACTCATCAAACTCCGCGAGGCCATTGCGCGGCAGAGAGCAGAAGTGATGTGGAACGCTCGTACACACTCTTGGAACAGCCGGTTCACTAGAGGCGCATATCGTAATCACGAGGTGGAGCTGTAATGCCGCGCCCTACTCTCCCGGTCCCGGAGGACTTTGCTCGATATGCTAGCATAGAAGGCAATCTACGCCTCCGCGTCCGTTATGGGGTAGGTGGGGCTACAATCGAGCGATGGCGACAAACGATCGGTGCGAGGTACAATCGCCCGACTATGCCTAAACGCGCGCCCGCTGCTGCTGTGAAACGCGCTCGCAAGCGGTGGTACGCACAAGAGCGGATAGAGGACTTGGACGACCGGTTCGACCTCGGGACGTGCTTGCGGACTGGAGGGTACGGAAATTGGGAATGATTGCGAATGCCGCTGAAAACGATCGCCAGTTACGCAAGCTGTTCGCTCCGCATGGGCGAGGCGCTGTGACTGCTGCGATGGCAATCGTGTGGATTGGACGCGCGTCGTGGGTAGCGTCTGCTGCCATCGTAGCGAGTTGGTTTATGTGATGGATAGCGACCTTCCGCGTCAGGATGAGAAGGGCCGATTTGTACCGGGCAATAATGGCGGGCCTGGCAGACCCAAAGGCGCACGCAACAAGCTAGGCGAGGCGTTCATTGAAGCGCTGCACGACGACTTCAACAAGCACGGCGTTGAGGCCATTCAGAAGACCCGCGACGAGAAGCCTGATCAGTACCTCAAGGTGATCGCCAGTCTGTTGCCGAAGGACGTGAACCTCAACATCACCGATGACACTAGCGAGATGAGCGATGACGAGCTTGCAGAGCGTATCCAGCGTCTCACATCGGCAGTCGCTCCTTTCCTCGCTGGCCGAACTGGAGGGACTGAGGAAGCAACTGGCGAGGCGTCGGCTACTCGCGTTCACTGAGTACACGAACGAGACCTACGTACCGGCAGGACATCACCAGCGCATTGCTGAGCACTTAGAAGCGGTGGAGCGGGGCGAGATCGATCGGCTCATGATCTTCATGCCGCCACGGCACGGTAAGTCGGAGCTGGCATCAAAGCGGTTTCCGGCATGGTGTCTCGGGCGCAATCCGCGCCGGCAGATCATCGCAGCAAGCTACAACAGCGACCTTGCTTCGGACTTTGGCCGCAACGTGCGCAACATCGTCGCAGCGCCCGAGTTCGCGCAGGTGTTCAGCGGGGTCAGCCTTGCACCAGATAGTCAAGCCGCCAATCGCATGAACACGAACCGCGGCGGAACGTATGTGGCGGCTGGTGTTGGCACGGCAGTGACCGGGCGTGGTGCCGACATCGCGCTGATAGACGACCCGTTCAAGGATCGTGAGGAAGCCGACAGCGAACGACGGCGGGAGTTGGTGTGGGATTGGTATCGTTCGACGCTTTACACGCGCTTGATGCCTGGCGGCGCGATCGTGCTCATTCAGACGCGCTGGCACGAGGACGACCTCGCAGGGCGGTTGCTGGAGCAGGAGGGCGATCAGTGGACCGTACTGGAGCTTCCCGCCATCAATGCGGCTGGTGAGGCTCTGTGGCCTGCATGGTATCCCGTACCGGCGTTGGAGCGTATCCGCGACACGGTAGGGCAGCGTGAGTGGTCAGCACTTTATCAGCAGCAACCGCAGCCCGACGAGGGCACCTACTTCCAGCGCGACTGGTTCAAGGAATGGGACAAACTACCCCCGCTCAATCTGTACGGGACCAGCGATTATGCTGTGACTGATGGTGGCGGTGACTACACCGTTCACCGCATATGGGGCGTTGATGAGGACGGGATTATCTATCGCGTCGACGGGTGGCGCGGGCAGTCCACGTCCGACGTGTGGATCGACCGCAAGATCGACCTGATCGAAAAGCACAAGCCGCTGGCATGGTTCGGTGAGGCGGGTGTGATCCAAAAGGCGATTGAGCCGATGCTGCGCCGTCGTATGGTGGAGCGTAAAGTGTTCTGCCGCTTGGAGTGGTTGTCCAGCATCAGCGACAAGCCGACGCGCGCCCGTGGGTTTCAAGCTCGTGCTGCAATGGGCAAGGTGCGGTTCGAGCCGGGCGCAGACATCAGCGAGTACCTGATGTTCCCCGCCGGCAAGCATGACGATGATGTGGACACCGCTTCGTTGATCGGACGTGCACTGGACGACATGCATCCCGCTATTGTGCGGCAAGTCGTGCCTTCGAATAGTCCGCGGCCCGGTGACTACCGCCCGCGTAAACAGGCCAACGGCACTAGCGCCTGGGGTTGACGTAACCGACAATTCCCGTCGCTATGCTTGAACGCTTGGAAGACGAGAACCGCGACGGTATCGCCATCACTGGCGAGACGCAAACGCTGCCCGAATACATCAAGGGCACGCCGCCACGTATCGAGGAGCTACGGCGTAGGGCGGAAGAGGCGCGATCTGATCCGAACGGCCGACGCAGCAAGTCCAAGAAGGCGCGGGAGTATTACGACGGCCCCGGTCAGCTTACTAGCGAGGTGCGCAATACGCTGCGGCTACGCGCTCAGCCGGCGATCTACACGAACCGGGTGCGCCCTGCCGTCAATGGCATCCTTGGCGTGCTGGAGCAGGCCCGCAGCGACCCGCAGGCATATCCGCGCAATCCACAGGATCAGGATAGCGCCGATGTCGTCACGAAGGTGTTGCGGTTCATCGCTGACAAGGCCGACTTCGCCAACGTCAAGCTGAACGTCGGTGAGAACCATTTCATTGAAGGCGCGGGCGCTGTCATTGTGGAGATGGACGGAGACGAAATTAGCCCCACGCAGATCAGGTGGGAGGAGTTCTACTGCGACCCGTATAGCCGGCGTCACGACTTCCTAGACGCACGCTACATGGGCATCGCGAAGTGGGTCGACGCCGACATGATCCGTAAGCGCTGGGCTGACCGGCTGGGCAAGATCGGCGACCCGATGAACCCACAGGGCGAGACGATGTTCTCAGAGACGTTCGAGGACCGGGGCGATCAGGGCATGGGCTGGATCAACACGCGTCGTCGTCGTCTGCTGCTTTGCGAGGAGTACGCAATTGAGGATGGCGAGTGGAAGCGCATCGTTTACATCGCTGGCGGGCACCTTGAATACGGGCCGTCACCCTACGTTGATGAGAAGGGTCAGCCCACCAACCCGATTGAAGCCACATCGTGCTACGTCGACCTAGACAACGGCCGCTACGGCATCGTTGACGACATGATGCCGATCCAGGACGAGATCAACGCCAGCCGGTCGCGCTCGTTGCACCTGATGAACAGCCGCCAGGTTCAGTACGACGTGAACAGTGGTGGTAATCCGGTCGACAGCGAAATCGCCCGTCAGGAAGCGGCCAAAGCAGACGGCGTGTTGCCGATGGGTTGGTCGATCGTGCAGACCAGCGATTTGACGCAGGCCAACATGGTGCGCAATCAAGAGGCGAAAGCCGAGATCGAGCGCATGGGGCCAACGCCTGCGGTGCTCGGGCGTAATGAGGCAGGATCGCAGTCTGGACGCGCGCGGCTGGTGTCGCAGCAGGCAGGGCTTACCGAGCTGGCGCGGCCGATCGGGCGGCTGAACAATTGGGAGCTACGGGTTTATCGCCAGATGTGGGCGAGGGCGCGTCAGTTCTGGACGGACGAGATGTTCATCCGCATCAGCGACGACGTGCGGGCACCCGAATGGCTCAAGGTTAATGAGCCGCAGATGGGTATGGTGATGCAGCCGCAGCAGGTCGCAGGGCCGGACGGTCAGCCGATGACCGCGATGGTGCCGGCAATGGGTGTGGTAAGCTACAACAATCGCCTTGCCGAGATGGATGTCGATATAATCCTCGACACGGTGCAGGACACCGCCACGCTGGCGCAGGAAGTGTGGGCAGAGCTTGTCCAGCTAGTCGGGCAGGCTGGCGGGCTTGAAACGGTATATACGCCCGCGTTCGAACTGATGGTGGAAGCATCACCGATTGCCGACAAGACGCGCATCCTCGAACTCATCAAAAAGGGCCGCGACGAGCAGCAGCAGAACCAGGTCCAGCAGCTAACGCAGCAGGTTCAGCAACTCACGCAGGCGCTTGAACAGAAGCAGCAGCAGACTGGTGAGCAGGTAGCGGCTGACACCAACCACAAGAATGCGCAGGCGGCATTGGCCGGCGCACGCGCGCAGCAGATCGGCGTGGAAACGGAAAAATCTGCACTCGACGCATTGCTGCCAAATCACTTGCAGGAAACACCCGCGACCGCTTGACCACGCTCTACCCCGCTTCGGACAATAGTCCCGCCGCTATGCTTAATTGCGGTGTTCGAGCGGGGGAACTCGAAAACTCCCTCCACGCCGCCGGTGCACGGGCGCTGCGTAGGTCGCCGACGAGACAGGCGAGGAGGAGTCGAGATGGCGGATCAGGACTTTCTAGGCGGGATGATTGCAGAAGAAGAGCCGGTTGTTGCCGAGCCTGAAACTGCGCCTGTCGAGGAAGTGGTAGAGGAGCCGGTACAGCCGGAACCCGAGCCAGAACCGGAGTTCGTCCCTGAGCTGACGCCCGAGCCTGAAGCGCCCAAGGAGGCCCAGCACGTTCCGCTGGCGACGTTCCTTGATAAGCGTGATGAGGCTCGCGAGTTGAAGCGCCGGCTGGAAGCTTATGAGGCTCGCGAACGCGAGCAGCAGCGGCGTCCTGAGATCGACCCCTTTGACGATCCGCAGGGATATGCGGCCCAGCTTGAGCAGCGCATCGAGACAGGCCGTATCCAGGAGCGTTTCGCAATTAGCGACCGCTTCGCACGGAAGGAGCATGGGGCCGACACGGTGGATGCCGCGGTTCAGTGGGCGCAGCAGCGCGCACAGCAGGACCCGACGTTCGCCGCTGGTTACATGCGAGAAGCCGATCCCGTCGACTGGATTGTCCAGCAGCACAAGCGTGACGCGCTACTGTCGGACATCGGCAATCGAAGCATGGACGATTACGTTCGTGATTACATCGCCAAGAACCCCGACATAGCAGCGCAGATCGCGCCCGTTGAGGCGGTCCCCGTGGCCGCTGTCGTTCAACCGGCGGCAAAGCCTACTGCACCCCCGCGGTCAATCGCATCGGAGCGTACCGACGCTTCGCGCGTGACTCCGCAGGGCGAACGGGACGGCTTTCTCGCTTCCATGATTGGGAAGTAAGACATGGCAGAAGTTCAACTGGCCACTGCGCTTGAGCGTCAGGAGTGGGCCACCAAGCTAACCTACGAATACGTCCGCGAGTCCGGCCTCAAGCCGTACATGGGCACCGAAGACACGTCGATCATCCGGCTGGATTACACCCTCGTTTCCCAAGCCGGCGATACGGTCAATTTCCCGCTGGTGCAGCGCATTCAGGGGCGCGGCGTTCGCGGGTCGGAAATCCTCAAGGGCAATGAGGTCGATCTAGGCCTCGCCAACACGAAGGTGACGGTCAACTGGATCAGGCAGGGCGTGAAGCTCCCCAAGAGCACCACGTTCCGCACCGCGATCGATATGTGGAACGCGTCCAAGACGCAGCTTCGCCAATGGTCGTCCGAGCTGCTGCGCGACGAAGCGATCCTTGCGATGGCGTCGATCATCGTTCCCGGCACGCTCGACACCAAGGGCCTGCCTGGCACCGATAGTCAGGTGCTTTACTCGCTGTCGACCGCATCGCAGCGCAACACCTATCTCGCCAACAACAGCGACCGCATCGTGTTCGGCAATGCGCGTTCGAACGGTTCGTCGGGCAACTGGGCAACCTCGCTCGGCAACGTCAACACCACGTCGGGTCAGTCGTCGGCAGCGCACGTTCGTCTGCTCAAGACGATCGCCAAGAACGCCGGCCAGTCAATCCCGACCGCCAGCACGACGGGCTTTACCACCAACATCCGCCCGTACAAGTCGGACATGACGGCGGGTCGCGAGTGGTTCGTCTACTTCGTGGGGAGCCGTGAGTTCTCGGTGCTCTCGCAGGACCCGACGATCGTGCAGATCAACACCTCGTCGCGTCCGCGTGAGGCTGGTGGCGTCGACAGCAACCCACTCTTTCAGGACGGCGATCTGATGTACCTGGGCGTCGTGATCCGCGAAGTGCCGGAGATCGACAGCCTGTTGCTGCTGCCCGGTGCGGGTGGGTCCAGCGCCGACCTCGCAATGGGCTTCCTGTGCGGCCAGTCGGCCATTTGCGTCGGCTACGGCCAGCGCACGCAGGTCCGTGAAGATCGGCAGGAAGACTATGAGTTCCGCCCCGGCATGGCCGTGGAGGAGCTTCGTGGCATCGCCAAGACCAGCTTCGGTGGTGCGCAGTACGGCATGGTCACGTCGATCACCGCCGTCCCGGCCCTCGTCTAAGGAGCCTCAGACATGGCAACTTTCAATAGCCTCCAGATGACCCCGCCGACCTATCCGGTGTCGGGTCCGACCGGTGACGGGCGCTCGCTCCAGAATGCGCGCGGTACGTTCACGCTTGGCACTCAGTCAACGGGTGCAATTGCTTCGGGTGACACGGTTCGCATGTTCCGCGTGCATCGCAACTTCCTCGTCCGCTCGGGCGCGATGAAGTGGGATGCACTCGGCGCTGGCGTGACGATTGCGCTCGGCGATGCTGGCGACCCGACCCGGTATTTCCCGGCAACGTCGGCCGCGACGGCGGGTGCGGCTAACGCTCTCGACTTCAAGGGTCGCGACTTCAACAATGCGGGCTTTACCACCGTCATCCTGACGATCGGTGGAGCCACCACGAACGCAACGGGCACGATCATGGCGGAACTTTCCGGCGTGATCGAAAACCCGGCGTAAGGAGGGCACAGTGACCGACTTTACCGCAACGTGGCTCGGGGACGGTTCGCCCGAGGCGCAGATCATCACCGAGGGTGGTCTGCGCTTCGTGAAGGGCGAGCCTACCCGCGTTCCTGGCGACCTGGCGTATCAGGGTCTGCCGTGGGCCGAGAACATCCGCAATAATCCGATGTTTGAGGTGGGGACGGCCGATGAAGACGATCTCAACACCGCTGACGATGAGGCCGAGATGGCCGAACTGCGCAGCCATTTGGACGCGCTCGGCGTACGCTATAACAAGAACGCATCCGCGGCGACGCTGCGTTCGAAGCTGGACGAGGCCACGAAGTAAGTGGCGACGTGCCGCCTTATCGTGAATAGCGCGCTTCGCAAGCTGGGTAGGCTTGCGGCAGGGCGTGAACCCCGTGTGGCGGACCAAACCGACACGCTGGCGGCGCTCCAGGGGCTTTACGGCTCTTGGATCGCCGCTGGTGCGCTTGGGCGGCTGACTGATGTCGTGCCGCTCACAGATTACGTAGCGCGTGAGAACGAGCGTATTATCCGCACCTCAGCGCTGATCACCGTAACGCTCCCTGCAATGGTGACGAGCTACGGTGAACCTCGCCCGTACAACGAGGAGCGCGCAGGCATGGACGCCCGCCCGCCGCGTGACGGAGCAGTGGCTCAGATCAAGGATGAAGTCGGCGGGAACGTCGAGACATGGATTTACGACGGCACCGAGCGTGAGTGGGTGGCGATCGAGGCTTTGCAGCTCGACACCACGGCCCCGCGCTCTGGTGACGATCCCGAGGGGCTGGCGGCGGTTCTCGCACTGGAGATAGCCGACATATTCGGTGCTGATGTCGGCGCGGGGACGATGCGCCAAGCCAACCGCTACCTCGTCACACTCACCCATCGATACAGCGCGCCGCGCCAAGCCGTTCCGGGAGTATATTGCTGATGGTTGGTTTGAACGATCAGAACGCGGTGCCTGTCTATATCGTGGACGGCAATCTAGCGTCCAAGACGGCAGGGCAGGCGTCGGGACCGCAGACTTACCAGCTTGCGAGTAACCAGAGCCTGACCGCACAGACGGGCACGTCGGCTAACCCGACCACTGGGTCAACCACGACGCCTGTTACGGGCGTCGCTGGCGGCTCCTACCTGTGGGACGCGCAGTTCACCGGCACCAGTGTGACGCTGCAATCGCTCGGCTCTGACGGCGTGACGTGGCGTGATGTAGCGACCCGCACGACATCGGGAACCACGGGTGTCGTCATCGGTCAGAACGCCTCCGTGCGGCTATACAATCCCAACAACTCGGCTGTCACCGGCCTGTACTCGAACCTCTCCTAATGGTTCTGCCTAAAGCTTACGGGCTACAACAGGGGTGGCCTGTCGCGTCGGGGCAATATGCGCCGCCCTACAGTCCACCGGGATCGGCTCCCCTTCTCGCATTGTCCTTGGACGGCTCTGACGCTTCTGTCGTGTCGTTGGACGGTAGCGACAGCTTTACCCTCGTGCTGGGAGCCGTCTGATGGCGCTCGACATCCGTAACCTTACTCCTACTCAAAAAGCGTTGTTTCAAGCAGGGATTGATGCAGCAGGTGTTACGGCACCTGATCCTGTGGCGCGTTCGTTGCTAGGGCACGAAAGTGTATCCGCCTTCTTCAACGTCAAAAAGCGGTTGGGCGATGCAAACTCCAACGTGAACATCTTAATCGCTGGTGACAGCACCTCAACCTACGGGGGCGGATCGCCGGGCAAGGGATGGTCAGCGCAGTTTATCGACGCGTTAGTTGCGCGCTATCCCGCTTTCACGTGGGTACACCGATACAATTACAATGCCGCTACGGGCGGATATGGCGTTACTGAAACCGTAAAAACGGGCACTAACGGGCGAACTGTCATCGTCTATAATACCGGTGTGGGCGGCACGATACCGGCGCACGCGCTTGGTAGTCCCAACGTCGGGCAAGGCTATTACCCTTCGGGACTTGGCTCTACCGGACAAGTCGATCTGATTATCTATGATTTCGGCTTCAACGGAACCACGCTGGCTCAGATGCTGGCAACGCTCGACACTATACAGTCATGGCACATGAAGGCCGGTGTGGTAGTGATGGAGCAATGGCCTATTTACGGCAGCAACAACGGGGCAGTGAGTTCAGAAAACGCACGTCGTCTTGCGGCTTTAAAGAACGCTACGATCATTCCCGCTGAAACGCTATTCCTGGCCGCAGGTAAACCGGCAACTTGGTATGCCAGCACGGCTGCAACCGAAGTTCACCCTTCCGTGCTAGGCCATGCCAACATCACGAGCTTGATGCTGGGCTTGTTCGACAGCGGCGTTGAGATGCGCTTTCCTCGCGCGCCGACGTTTAATGTCACGACCCCCAATCTCGTTCCGAATGGCAACTTCGCGACATATTCAGCCGGCACGCTTGCTGGATTTAGCGCGACGAATGCCACGCTGGCCGAGAACACCACGACATACATCACAGGTGGGCGATCTATCGATCTGACTATCGGCACGAACGCCGACAGTTACATTGACACGCAGATTACAGACACCGGGGCGCTGCGTAGGCTATCACGGCAGACAGTCACCCTGTCGGCTCCGATCATTTTACCTGCCACGCAGCCGAGCACTAGTTGCCGTCTAGCGCTGCTGTATAATGGCGCTGAGATTGCAATTGCTGACCAGCCGTTTTCCAATGCGTCAAGCGTTTATGACCAGACCGGCGGGGGGTACGTGCTGCGCGTGGTTCAAGCGCAGTTACCCGAGTTTACTAATCTGGCGCTGCCACTGACCCTTCGTTTCTACGGTCAAAAAGGAACTGACGCTAACCGTTCCGGCGCGGGTAAGATTTGCAACATCGGCTATATGAAGCTTGATATCGGCAGTTATCCGTATGGAATTGGATAACTTCATGATCATGACCCCCACGTCTCAGGTGTAGGAGAGCAGAGATGACGGGCCTCGCCATCACTCCCGGTGCATCGCAAGCTGACATCGACGCGGCGCTGGCGGCTCACAACCGCGAGTTCAGCGAATATGGTGGCGGGTTCATCGACTACACCGACAACGACTATAACGCTGGCGTAACGGTGTCACTGGTTGCAGGCACGCCTACGCAGATGATGCGCGATCTATCGGCATCCGCGGCGAACAGTCGTTTGAACCGTCCATTCACCGATTGGGCACCATGGGACAACACCGCTAAGTTAGTGCGCCCGCACGCGCTCTATGACACGTTCTTCAACAGCAGCGATATCCGTGTCGTACCGGATAAGGTGGGTGGTGTCCTGCGTGTGTCGTTCATGGCGGGCGTCATTGAGCTTGGCGGTAAGAATATGGCCATCACCGCGCAGCCTGGCGTTGAGGAAAAGATCAGAGTCGATTTCAAATTTCCCGTGCGCAACAGCTTCTTCAATAATGGCGCTAAGATCATGCTGACGGCCAGCGTACCTATGACACTGGTGGAGTTCAGCCCTGAGTTCTATCCAGACGGGTACGAGGCATGACGACACGCGTATGGTTCGAGAACGACGCGATCCAGATGGACGGCTTAGCGGCACAGCCCGCACGGTCGCTCACGACGGTGCTAGACGGCGATCGTGTCCACATCTTCACGCTGAGCGGCACCCGCCTCGCACAGCTCGTCTATGGTGAGTACGCGCGCAAAGATGGCAGCGGGTTCACGTCGGCTACTGACGCCAAGACGTACATGGATGGCGAGTTCGCCAAGGCTGTTGTCGGGCAGACTGGTCCGCAAGGCCCTGCCGGACCCAAGGGCGACCCAGGAGCCACGGGCGCACAGGGCATCCAAGGCTCCACCGGCGCAAAGGGAGATGTCGGTGTTCAAGGCGCTACGGGACCGGCTGGCGTTAAGGGTGACACTGGCGCGGCTGGCGCTGTTGGTCCTACGGGCGCAACTGGCGCGCAGGGGGCGAAGGGTGACACAGGCGCACAAGGAGTAGCCGGCCCGACTGGAGCCACCGGGGCTACTGGACCGCAAGGCGCTACGGGTGCGACCGGCCCCGCCGGCTTAGGCACTGTGACGCCTTCCACGCCTACGCGCGCGATCGGCACCGCATTCCAGCCCAGCGCCACTAAGGCGGTCGAGTGCAGCTATGCGGTTAAGGCGCAGGTGACGAACCCGCTGTTGGCAGGCACATCTAGCACGACTGTGCGGTTACTCAGTGATGCCAGCAACCCGCCCACGACCGTGCGCGACGTGGTAGAGGCGACTAGCGGCGTGGGTGTGTCCGTCACGCTGGCGCTGACCACCAGCAACACCGCTGCGTTGCGCTACATTGTGCCCGCTGGCCACTACGTAATGCTGCAACAGACGATCGCCGGCACCGGCGCTGCGTCTATCGTCGCGCAGACTGAGGAAGTGCTCGGCTGATGCCTATCATCCCGCTTGGTATCGGCTCTTACAAGCGCAGCGACGGGCTGGTGCCTGAGGTCATTCTACGCAACATGTATCTGGAAAAGGACCAGAGCGGGATCAGCCCCGACAACACGCTGCGCATTCAGCGGCCCGGATTAGCCAAGCTAGGCGATCTAAAATCCATCATCCGCGGCGTGCATTACCGCACGTCGACGGGCGAGCGCCTCACAGTGGCAGGCTCTACCCTCTACACCAACGAGGTCAGCAAGGGCGGTATTCCTGGTAGCGATCCCGTCGCCATTGCATCCACCCCCTTCGCCACGGTGATCGTGGGCGGCAGTCTTGCCTACCGGTACACCGACACGATCGCGCCGCTCACGCTGCCCGACGACGCACCTGTGTTTGCCGCGGTGCAGGACGTGGACCAGCTCAATGGCTACGCAATCCTGTTGCAGTCAACGGGTCGCTTCTATTGGCTCGTGCCCGGCGAAACAGCAATCGACGCGCTTAACTTCGCTACCGCCGAAAGCCTGCCCGACAAAGCCGTGGCCGTGCGCCGGCTCGGTGACGAGTTCTGGATATTCGGGCAAGAGAACGTCGAGGTATGGCAACCGACCGGCGATCAGGACGCACCGTTTCAGCGTGCCTCGGGCCGCAACTTCGAACGCGGATGTCTCTACCGTGATGCTGTCCGACGCTTCGATAACACGCTTGTCTGGGTGGGCGACGATTATCAAGTCTACCGCGCCTCATCCGTTCCGCAGGTCATCAGTGATAGCGGGATAGCCGAGCGCATCCGAAAAGCTGTCGCACCATGCTCAGCATGGACGTTCGGCGTCGACGGGCACAGCTTCTACGTCCTCACCATACCGGGGCAGGGTCGCTTTGCCTATGATGCGGCAACGCAGGCTTGGAGCGAGTTCACGTGGCCTGTAGGCTACGGCTATCAGGTCAACGGCGACACAATCGCAGCATCCGACGTAGACGGCCGGCTGTGGCGCGTCGATCCAAACGCAACCACCGATGATGGCGTAGTGTTCGAGCGGGCTGTGTCGTGCACGGTGCCGATCCAGGGCAAGCCGCCTCGCAACGATAGCGTCTCAATCGGCGTAGGCGCGTCGGCTGACACGCTGGTGCGACTTCGCTGGAAGGACGGGCAGGACGACTACCCGGCCTACTACGATAAGATCGACGTGCGCGCGCCGTTCGACGTTGGCATTCTGTGGCGGTTAGGACGGCCCGACCAGCCGGTCCGCACGTTCGAGCTTAGCTGTGTTACAGACGTTCGCGTGCGCTTCTCGGGCATGATGGCAGAGGAGGCTTGGGCCTAATGGCGCGGCCGTTCGTCAAGACGGCGATCCTGCAACAGTCTCAGGCGATCGTAGATAAGGACGGCCGGCCCGCCGCGTGGTTCGTCCGTCTGATCAACGACAATAACGGAAACGTAACCGAGGCAATCAATCAGATTGCGCAGCTTCCCGAGATACAGCTCGCGATCCAAAATCTAGACGATGCCACCAAAGCCGCGAACGAGGCCGCAGCGGCAGCGCAGGGGGCAGCAGACGACACCGCCGTAGCTAACGCCGCGCAGCAGCGCGAAACGTCGTTACAGAGCAGCTACATCGAACCCGCCAGCGTGCTTACCGCTACGCCGTCGACAATCACCATTGCCGCTCACACGCGCTACTATCCGCAACCCAGCGGTGCTCCGGTTGGCGTGCCCGTTGCAGGCGCAGCCATCGCTGCGAGCGGCCCTGGTGACGTAGATTATGTGTCCTACAGCGATCCCGAGCGCGACGGCGGGACCGTGACATATCTCGTCACTGCCGAGCCTCCCACGCAGACGGGTGACACGCACGTCGTAGGCGCGGTTCAGATACCTGAGACAGGCACGTCAGACGGTGGAGACGGTCCGACACGGCCGGGCTTCGTGCGCCCGCGGACGTTGCAGGAACAGTGAGGACCGGGGACAATCCTACAAACTATGCCTAATCGGCTATAAGGACGCTGCCATGTCGTTGTTCGGTGACATCATCGGGTCTGTCATCCAAGGCAAGGCAACGAAGAAAGCCGCCAAAATTCAGGCGCAGACTACCGACAAGATTATCGCTGCCAACAACGAGAACCGGCAGTTCATCACCGGTCTCAACCAGCCAAATATTGATCGGGGCAATTCAGCAGCATCGCTTTACTCAGGCTTGCTCGGGATTGGGCAGGGTGCGCAACCGACTTACGGGCAGGCAGGGCACGAAGGCCAGTCCTATGAGATGACGGGCAACCCGTTTGGTGGTCAGGCTGCATCGGCCGCACTCGGCACTTACCGGGCGTCGACCGGGTATCAGGACCTGCTTAATACCGGACTGGGCGCGGTGAATGCCAACGCCTACGCCTCAGGCATGGGCGATAGTGGCGCCACGCTGAAAGCTCTGCAACGCAAAGGCATGGCGCTGGCCGATCAGAACCAGCAGCAGTATCTCGGCAACCTCAACACGCTCATTCAGACTGGTAACAGCGCGATCGGCAACGTGTCTGGCGTAGCCACGCAAACGGTGCAGGCCAACAACCAGGCCAATCAGACGCTCGCAGACACCCGCGGCAATGCTGCGCTGATGAACGGGGCTATTTGGTCCAACCTTATCAAAAGCGGTGATCGCGCGCTGACCAACCTAGCGTCGAGCTACGCAGGAGGCTTCGGCGGCTGATGGCGATCGATTTCAACACTGGCCTCCGTGCGCTTCAGACCTACGGTGAGGAAGCAACGCGCGAACAGCAGTTGGTGCTCGAACGCCAGCGAGCACAGATTGCGCAGCAGCGAGCCGCGCAGGATCAGTACGCGTTCAACCGGACACAGCAGCAGGATCAATCTCGTGTGACGCTGGCGCAGCAGGCGCGGGGTGGTGACTATGCTGGTGCACAGCGCGAAGCGGCACTAGGCGGCGATTTCGACTTCGCTCGCGCGCTAGGTGGCTTGCGCGAAGATCAGCTCGGGCAGTTCCAGCGCGAGATTGATACAATCGGTACGCTGCACCCGCAGTTGAAGGCGCTCCCGCCGGAACAGCGCGCAGCCGTGGCAGCTCCAATCCTCGCGCAGGCTGGTTTCACACCCGAGGAAATCGCAAACAACGATTGGTCCGACGCCGGGCTTGATGCGCAGTATGAGCTTTCCGCCCGCGGCAAGGCGGCACTGGCAGCGCGCATGAAGGCGGCAGAGCCGTACACGCTTGCGCCGGGATCGCGCCGCTACTCCGGTGACGGCATAATTGCGGAAAATCCGGCTGAGCCGAAATACCAGGCCGTGCCCGAGGGCGGGATGTTGGTGCGCGTGGATGGCGGCTCAGCAACGCCGGTCTATGGCGCACCAAGCGGCGGAAGCGCGCCCGCATCTGGCGGGGGTGAGGCAGTAACCGGGCGCACGCAATACGGCTGGACGCCTCGCGCTCGCAACGGAGGCGACAACACCGACGCTGCGGTTGACGGTAAGATCGCAGGCATGGCTCAGGCGCTCCGTGTGCCGGCAGATGGCGACATCAGCGGGCTTGATCCCATGACGATCGCACGCGCGCTCACGCTCTCCGAAGGCGGGCGCGGGTCATTGGCGGATCGTAACAACAATCCCGGTAATCTCACCGACCCGCGCACCGGAGGCTATCGCAAGTTCGGGTCAAAAGAGGAAGGGTTGCGCGCTGCGGCTGCGCAGGTTCGCCGCAATCTCGCTCGGGGGCAGACCACAATCCGTACAATGGTGGAGGGTCTACCGGCCGGCGGACAGCGCCAGCAATCCGGCACTCCGAGCGTCATCATGGGGCGTCCAAAGCAGACGGCTGCACCAAGCGGTTATCGTTACAGCGGCGATCGGCTAGAGCCTATTCCTGGTGGCCCTGCTGATCGCTCGGAACAGGGCGCTTCTCCCGAAACGCGAAAGAGCGAAGGCTCTCTTCGGAAGGAATTCGACTCGCTGCCTGAAGTCAAAACCTTCAAGAAAGCACGGACGCAGTTTCAAGCTTTGCGCTCTTTAGCGCTCAACCCAAAGGCTACAGCACAAGACGACATTGCAGTGATATTCTCGTTCATGAAATCACTCGATGCTGAGTCGACTGTACGCGAAGGGGAGTTTGCAACCGCGCAAAATGCAGGTGGTGTCTCTGATACAGTTAGGAACGCTTACAACAAAGCACTTAGTGGCGAACGGTTGAACCCTACTCAGCGGAAGAACATGGTTCGAGCGGCTTACCAAAGCTACAAAGCGTACCGCGATGCGTATAATCAGACAGCCGAAAGCTATCGAGGATATGCACGAGACGCTTCTGCTAATCCTGACCGGGTCGCCCGCACCTACACGCCCGATAAACCGCAACCGAAAGCCGACCGTATGTCCCAGTTCAAGATCGTGCGGGTGCGCTGATGGCCCGCTATCAGATCACGACGCCCGATGGTAAGCGCACGTTTGAGGTCGAAGGACCCGATGATGCGACGCCCGACGAATTGCAGGCGTTTGCGCGGCAGCAGGCGGGTGTCGCTGCCAACTATCCGGTCGATCAGAGCGGGGTAAAGCCGCGCGAAAAAGTCGACCCCGAAACCTCGCTTGTGCAGGATGTGGGAACCGGTGTGGGTGAGCTAATGCGTGGGGCGGGCGAAGGTGCTGCCAACGTGCTTGACCACGCGGCTGATTGGGCTGTGTCGGGACTAAACGCCGCAGGTGATCTCGTGGGCGGCGGTCAATGGGGCGACGACCTGCTCAGTGCAGGTAAGAGTGTCGGGCTGGCAGGTAAGAATGACCTTGAGGGTGCGTTTGCGCCGCCTGTGAAGGGCTTGGACACGCTTCGCGGCATCGGGCGGTTCGGCGGTGAAGCTGTAGCGTCCGCACCGCTTGGCGCGCTTCGTGGCGGTGCGTTGGTGCAAGGCTTGGCGGGCGGAGCGCTTCTCAGTGACAAGAAAGACCCGTTCGGCGTTGCAGTGGATGCCACGGTGGGAGGCATCGGCGGGTACGGCGCGCACGCGCTGCTTCGTGGTGCATCGTCTATTGCCGAGCCGGCGGTGGACGACGGCATCAAATCGCTCGTAAACGCCGGGATCAAGGTGACGCCTGGGCAGTACGGGCGATCCACGGGAACGAAGTTCGGTGAGCGTGTTGCGCGCACAGAGGACCGCGCGGTGAGCACGCCGTTTGTAGGCGACAACATTGTCAGCGACCGGAACCGCTCCCTGTCCGACTTCGCGCGTGCGACGATTAACCGCGCCGTGGAGCCGATCGGCTTGAAGCTGCCGGACAACATCAAGCCGGGGCGCGGTGCGGTAAAGTGGGCTGGTGATAAGCTGTCTGCCAAGTACGAGAGTTTGCTGCCGAACCTACGAGTGCAGGGGGACGACCAGTTTCTTAGCGAGCTGTCTGCGATCCACACCGACGCGCAGACTCTTGCGCCGTCGCGCGTGACGCAGTTCAACTCGATCCTGAACGATCTCGGCCGTTATTGGCAGGGCGGGGGCGAGCTAGGGGGCGATGCGCTGAAAGCGATCGACACCCGCCTGAGTGACCGCGTGCGCCGTTTTTCGTCGTCCCCAGATGCGGATCAGCAGGATTTGGGCGATGCTCTCCAAGCAGTGCGCGATACGCTTCATGGCTTAGCCGCGCGGCAGAACCCGCAATATGCCGGTGAGCTTCAATCTATCAACCAAGGGTGGAAGGGGCTCGTCCAGGTAGAGCGCGCATCAGCGAACAGTAAGGCCGGGATCAGTCCCGCCGGCTATTCGCAAGCGGTCAAGCAGTCGAGCGATACTGTGCGCCGACGCGGCTACGCGCGCGGCGAAGCGCTCAACCAAGACTTAGCTGATCCGGCGTCCGACATTCTACCGAGCGAGATCGCAGACAGCGGCACAGCAGGGCGTTGGCAACAGTCAAACATTCCATCGCTGATTGTCGGAGCTGCGCAGTTGCCGGCTTATGCGGCTGCGAAGGCGGCGGTGCCATTGCTTACTCGCGATAGCGCTATTTCACCGCGCCTGGCGGAATTGCTTCGCTATGGCGCGATGGCAGCGCCCCAGTTGTCGACCGCTGCCATAGCAGAGGCGCGCCGATAAGCGACGGAACGGCGGAATAGCTTTCACGAAGCCGATGCGTATCGCCGTACTCGCGGCCATGACTGCGCCGATGTAAAGAGGGCCGTGCTGCACTTACTTGCACGCCTCAGCAACTTGCTGTGCAAGTGCGAAGTCGCCGCCACGTAAAGCTAGCTTGCGGGCATCATCGCAGCGGCCATCGGCTACCAGCTTGCCAACCGCCTTAGCGCGTGCGGCTGCGGCTAGGTCGGCGTGGCGTTGCGCTGCTATTGAGTTGGCAGCCTCCGCCTCACTATCAACCCGAGGCTGAGCGAGCGACCAATCAAGGCGAGACTGCGGGGCGGTTTGGCAAGAGACGGCGTTAGGATAAAGCTGGCAGTTCGTGACCTGCGCAGACGCTGGCGCTGCCAAAGAGCATAGAACAACGAACCGCTTCATGCCGACTCCCTCAAGAAGGATATAGCACAGCCCGTAATCGCCTAAAATACCCTGAGTCTATGCCTATTCAGGGAGCCGGGTGTGGCTGCTGTCAACGTAACCTTTCCGGGCAATCTGGCGCAGGTCGAGACTGCAACCGATCTTCGCGCCATCCCGACAGCGCTCATCGCAGACGGCGATACGTTCCTCGCTGGCGAGCTAGGCCTTTTCACGTTTGACGCAAGCTCACTCGCGATTGATGACGGCACGACTGTGCTCAAGCCCGACGACCGCACGGTGTTGCAGGCAGGTCGCTGGGTACTCACCGGCACAGGCATTATCGGGCAGCTCACCAACGGAGCGGGTGCGTCGCGGATCGGCTATAGTCAGCAGGTCAACATCGCGCTCCCGCTTGATCGCTCTATCCCGCGCACGCTTGCCTATATGGCGGCGGTCGATCCGTTCACGATCGTATCGCAGCAAAGCAAGCTTGAGCAGGCGTTTTCTGACGCGGCGGGCGAGGGCTACAAGCTACAGGCTCACCCCGACGCTGAGTACCGGCACGACGGACCCTTGGCGGTGTCGACCAGCCTTGACGGGCTAGGGGCGACCTTCCGCGCGCTGTCCAATGGCTTTCAGAACATTGCCGTCAGCGGCCCTGACGTTCGCCTCGCCAACTTCCGTCATCTCGGTGGGGCTATTGCACGCGGCAATGGCGACAACCGTTTGAACGGCTTGACGGGTGAAAATGCGACGAACCTCACGATTGAAAATGTCGAGATCGGTTCGCCTGGTGTTGACGGTGCGGGCAACCCGATCGGGTTTGCAGCGGCCGGGATGCTGTTTGTCAACTGCGACGGTGTGACGCTCATTCGTCCGCGAGTGCTGTATTCGCTGGCAGACGCAATCCACTTCACGCGTAACAGCAAGAACGCGGAGATTTACAACCCCTTCGTGTACCGCTCGGGTGACGACGGGCTGGCGATGGCGGTCAGCTACACGGCTGATCCCGGCATCGTGGAGAATATCAAGTCGTTCGGTGGACTGTTCATCGAGTGCAAGGCGCGCGCGGTGTCAATCGTTGGCGGTCGTAACTGTCATGCGTTCGCGCCGACCGCCATTCGCACCAGCGCTGCGGCGTTCTACATGGCTTCCGAAGCCGGCACGTTCAACACGCACGGTGTCGCTGGGTGCAGCATCAAGGACGCGCTCGCGAAGGACTGCGTGACCGGCGTGGGGCTGGATAGCAACTTCTCGAATGCCGTTATGCTCATGGCAGGACAGCCCGGCACCGCTCCGATGAACGGGACCAACATGTCGCGCTCGGTGGCTGATAGCCACATGACCGGACGCATCGAAGGCACTGGCGCGCGGGCACCGTCTGCGATCAACTACGCCAATCCCTGGGTGGTGCGCTCGCATATCTACGCCGACGTGGTTGATGCAACCGGCACCGCATTTCAGCCGAGCGCGGTGAGTATCGGTGGCGAGAGTGGCGAGGTCGATATCAGCGTACAGGCCTGTGGAGGTCCGCTGCTGACCATGCCCGCCAGCGGTGTGGCGACGGGCAAGCACCGTGTTCGCATCCGTCCTTCCAGCGGCGTCAACGTCCAGAACAACGCGATCAACACCTCGATCTACACCGAGTCCGCGCCGCAGTTGCAGGAGCTGCTGATCAACGGCGCGATCATCGACAACGCGCCTACCACGCCGATCATTGACGTAGGCGGAGTGTCCGACCGCACGCGCTGGAACCGCTTCTGGCTGAACGGCTCGCTACTGCCCGGCAAGGACTACAGCACGGGCGCGCTTATTTACTTGGAAGGCTGGTCGGGCGGAATGCTCACGCGCGATGTAGCAGGTCAGGTATCGCTTACCGGCATCCTGACGGGCGGCACGACGACGGCAGGCACGCAGATCGCGACGCTTCCGATCGGCTATCGTCCGCGCACCGATCAGCGGATTCCGGTCATCAACGCTGACGGGTCGACCGGCTCGCTCATCATCTACGCGACGGGACAGATCGGCATCATCGCCAACGTGACCGCCAGCGCGGGTATCTCGGCGCAGTACGCAGGAGCGACGGCATGAAGTGGACAGGTGGACCCATGCCGGTCGCAGGCGACGTGCTCGTGATGGTGAAGCATCGCAACGGTGTAGAGGTCGATCGCCAGCCCGCCAGCGCCTTCGATTGGTCCAAGCGGTCGGAGTCCTCGGGCCGCACCGATGCGGGCTGGGACATCATGGAATGGGACGAATGGGTCTCTGCGCAGCCGGCGCTATCCGGTGAAGGAAACAACAATGACTGACGCACCTATCGAATGCTCTGTCCTGCATGGCATGATCGAAGCAGAGACGGACCCGGTGAAGAAGGCGGCGTTGCAAGCTGACTTCGACCAGCGCTGCGGTGGTGGCGCTACGGATAGCGGCGGTGGTGGCACCGGCACCAATCCTCCTGCCCCGCCGAAGCAGCCTAACTGATGTACGACTTTGCGAACGGGTTCTGCCTGCTGATTGCAGCGCTGTGCGTGTTCGCATTGTCACCTCGCGAGCGGGTGGCGGCACTCGTACTTGTGTCGGTGATAACGCTCAATTGGGCGCACTACATTGCATCCTACGACCCTGAGCCGCCTGTGTCGGTTCTGTGGGCCTGGGGCTTGCTTATCCATAGCGAGGACGTGTGGAAGGTCGCGGATGCGCTGACAGCTATCTGCGCGCTTGCCTGCTGGGTGTGGGTCAACAAAGGGGTGTCGCATCGTCGCGGCTGGTGGGCGATGGCGATCTACACGCTAAGCCTGACGCAAGTCGCAATGCACTGTCTCTTCTGGGAACTGGGTGTGCTGCCACAGGGGGCGTACTACACCGGGCTCGATTACCTGTTCTGGGCGCAGATTGCTGTGTTCATCACTGCTGGGGGGCCTGGCATTGTCTCTTGGATTGATCGTCTTTCTCATCGGGTGCGGAATGTTTGCCGTGCGACTGGAGCAACGCAAGCGCGCAGGTCGCAGCGATGACCGCAACCGCCGCTGAGGCCACGGGCTTTCTCCAGGAAATCAAAGGGTTCGGCGGGTACACAACCACCGCCACCCTGATCGTCTTCGGGTTGCTGACGTGGTGGAAGGTGCTTCCTACGCTCATCGACGCGATGACTAATCGCCAGTCGAAAATTGAAGAGCGGATGGGGAAGCTCCTAGAAGATGCAACCGCGCGGTTCACCCGCGAAATTGAAGCCGCAGATAAGCGTCACGACGACTGCATGGCAGGTCAAGACAAGCTGCTCGGGCGCATTGACGTGCTAGAGCGCAAGGTGGGCGAGCAGCAGCAGTGCATTGATGAGCAGCAAGTCACGATCGAGGGATTACGGCGGAAAGATTTGCAGCAGCAGGTATCGGCCCTGCGCACTGAGGGCAATGAGCCTTCACCCATGATCGCAGCCGCCATCGCGAGGCTTAGCACATTGCCGGAGGTGAAGAGATGAACGTCGCTGACCTACAGCGTTGGCTCAATGAGCACGGCGCAATCACCATCGGGGTAGACGGCAAGTACGGCCCCGCCACCCGCAACGCGCTTCTAGCGGCGTTCAGCAACCTCTCTGCGCCGGCTATCACGTCCGATCAGATCGACGGCATCGCTGAGCGCCTTAGCTGCACTCGCAAGCAGGTGATGGCCGTGGCCAAGGTGGAAAGTGGGGGTAGCGCATACGACGACCTTGGCCGTCCCAAAATCCTGTTCGAGCGCCACTATTTTCATCGCCTCACGCAAGGCAAGTGGTCGGTGTGCACCTACAGCAACGCGTCGGCAGGCGGCTATGGCGAGAGTAGCTGGCAGAAGCTGGCGGACGCGGCCGGCAAAGACCCGGATGCCGCCTTTCAATCCGCGAGCTGGGGCCGGTTTCAGATCATGGGATCGCACTGGAAGGCGCTCGGCTACCTAGACGAGACGGCAATGCCTTGGGCTATGCGGGAAGGCGAATACGGTCACTACGAAGCGCTATGCCGCTATGTCGAAACGTTCGGATTGGTGAAGGCTATCCGCGCGCTGTCGAGTGATCCTGAAACGTGCCGCGCGTTCGCCAAAGGCTACAACGGCCCAGGTTACGCACGCTTCGACTATCACTCCAAGCTTGCAAAGGCTATGCAATGACTGAGCGTGAGAACCTGATTGCCTTCCTAGCACTGATCGCTGCGATTGTCGTGCTGTCCGGGTTGGGAGCCTTCACCGGCAAGCCTGCCGACCTCGCCATCATGACCGGTCTTATCGGCGTGCTCGGGACGTTCCGCCCAAAGACGCCAGTCGCGTCCACCAATAGCGGGGATGTGACCGTAACGCAGAAGGAACCCAGCTAAACAGCATTCCCAAGCATCCTGGCGGTGGATCGTGCTGCTCACCCATGCTGCTCTCCCGAGTCGATAGGGAGAGTGTATGCGAAGGGTGGGGGAGGGGGTAGAGGTGCTGTAGGCCGGGCTTGATACCGGCTCTGCGTTTTACCGAGCGCCACTCGGCTCCTCCCGTTAGCTCGTCACCCGCTGCTTCGTGGAGGCGATCCACTCATCACAACGGAGTACCGAGTTTCAAGTTTGAGACTGATGCAGTGGCCTACCGCAAAAGTCTCGCGCTATCCGGTCGCAGGCTATTCGAACCACGTGTCCATCCACGTCGCTACAGCCTGAACACCATAGCACGACCCACGCACTTGTCACGTTCTTGTTGCGGTCAAGGGTGGATGTGGTAGAAGGAATGTGTGGCATATCGCGGCTACGCTTTTAAACTATACCCGACGCAAACACAGGCCGGGCTGCTAGCGCAGTATGCCGGGGTTTGCCGTTTGGTGTGGAACTTGGCGTTAGAGCAGCGGCGAGATTTCTGGCGGCAGTATCGGGCTAAGACCGGCAGCTTCCTCAACTACACGAGCCAGTCCCGTGAACTTACGGAGCTGCGCGCTACCTTCGATTTTATCCGGGAGGTTCCGCAAGCTGCCGTACAGCGGACACTTAAAGACCTAGACACAGCATATCAGCGCATGTGGAAAGCAGGTGCAGGCTTCCCTAACGTTAAGAAGAAGGGCGTGCGAGACGCTTTCTCCTTCGCTGGCCGCGACGTGAAGGTTGAACAACTTAATAAGCGTTGGGCTGCAATCTGGGTGCCAAAGCTTGGGTGGGTAAAGCTGCGGCTGACTCGGGCGTTGCCAGCCGATATTCGGGAAGTCACGTTCGTTCGTTCTGTTCAGGGTTGGCAGGTCAGCTTAGGTTGCAACGTGCCTGATAGCCAAACGGTTAAGCCTTTGGCGGTTGGGATCGACCGCGGCGTTTCGCTACCTTTGGCGCTCTCGGATGGCACCACGTACAGCTTGCCGCCAGCAATAGCCGTACTCGACAAAAGAGCCGCTAGAGCGCAGCGGACGGTGAGCAGGCGTTGCAAAGGATCGTGTCGTTACGCCAAAGCGCAGCGGCGGGTTGCAGCGTTGAGGGCCAAGCAAACCCGCGTGCGTAAGCATTGGGCGCATGTCACGACAACGCTGATTGCCCGTCGTTATGGCACGGTAGTGATAGAGTGCCTGCGAACTACGGCTATGACTGCCAGCGCAGCCGGGACGGCTGTAGCGCCCGGAAAGAATGTTGCCCAGAAAAGAGGGTTGAACCGGGCGATCTTGTCAGTCGGCTGGCATCAGATTGAGTGGATGCTCTCGTACAAGGCTGACCGCTTAGTAAAGGTGAACGCCGCATATTCCTCGCAGACGTGTTCTTCGTGCGGGGAGGTCGACAAGAAAAGCCGTAAGAGCCAAGCGGTGTTTTCGTGCACGACCTGCGGTTATCACGACAATGCCGATCGCAACGCCGCGATCGTTATTTTACAGCGTGGGAACACCGCGTTGCTGGACGTGGAGGGTTGCGGCTGCGCGCCCTACGAAGCGTCAACCGCCAGACTGGCAACCGCGGCCTAGCCACGGGGATGTTAAACCTCAGCCTCCGTTTTCATATATGCGGAACGGCGCAGCACCTAGCGCGGTAAAACTGCGGTAATAGCTGGTGATGTTGCCAGCCCGTTCGCGATCCTGTCCGCGTATGTTCCTCTGTGTGGTAGGTGAAAATGCCGCAGAAATCCCACACGTTGAAGGCTTCCCAAGCTTACGACGAGGGTTCGATTCCCTTCACCCGCTCCACTAGCCAAATCAACCACTTAGCCCGCCCTCCACAACCGTTAGCTCCGACCCGTCTGCGGTAAACTTGCGGTAAGAGCCCGGAACGAGGGCGCAAATCTCGTCAATAATCGCTTCGGTTTCAGCCAGCGCGAGGCCCAGATTGGCGGGGTCCGGGACGGCGTAAATGTCGCTGATACTGTGCTTGACGTGGCCGAGCATCATCTCGCCCTGCCGCCATTTTTCCTCACCGATGCGACGACGCACCAGCGTTGCCATGCTGCGGCGGATCAGCTTTTCGCCGCTCTCGCCCCGCGTGGTTGGCAAGCCGATTGCCTTACGCATTCCCGCCCACGTTGAGCGGACGTGGATTACCGGCATGTAGTGCTTACCCATGCGGTCAAGCTCTGGCGCGAACTGCCGTGCGACCGGGATGGTGGTGCGATACTTCTTCGTCTGGCGTCGGCCGGGCGGGTTGAGGTTGAGCACCTGAGCCGCTTTGAACCACTGCCCTGCGCCAAGGTCGAAGATTTCTTCCGGGCGCGCCCAGGTGGCGACCGCGGCGCGTAGGTAGCGCAGTAGGTTTTCGCGCTCCTTCCGCCGCCACTCAGCTTCCTTGGGCGTGCGCGCGTCAGGATAGAGACAATAGCGGAACATCGCCGCCAGCGTCTTCACGTCCGCACGGTGGGTGGGCGACTGCGCCACTTCGGCAGCAGCGCCGGCCTTGAACGTCGCTTGCTGGTGCGGAGTGGCGTTGATCGCGGCGATGAGCTGGCGCACGACACCTTCAATGTGGCCGATGCTCCGATCGCGCGTCTTGCCGCTCACTGCCTCCACGATCGGCTTAGCCGCCAGCCATTTGCGAAAGGCGTTCGCCCAGCGCTCGTCTATCTGCGCGCACGTCACCAGCGGGTTCGTCTCAGCCACGTAGGTGATGACGTGTGCCAGACGCCCGCGCGTGGCGTTATACCCAGCCTTGTGGGTGCTGTTCAGCAGATAGTCGGTGATCGCCTGTGACAGCAGCGGGGAGCCATCACCGTCGAACGGACGCCCGCACGTTTTGCAAAGCTTCTGTTGCGACCCCAGGAATATCTGGTCTAGTTTCGCTTGGCCGGCTGCGTGATCGCTCGTGCCCGCGCTAATGCTTCGTTCGCGTCGGAGGCTGTCGTCGTAGAAGACAATTTCGAGGTTCGCGCGATCTTCACGGGCGTAGAGCTTGTAGATGCCGCGCTGATAGAGCGGTTTCGGACGTTTCTTGCTCGGCATTGGTCTTTCTGCCACTTGGCTGCATAGAGCCGGAAGGTATCGAGCGCGCCGCTCTCAACCAGCATATCGAGATCAGCGACGCTCAACTGTATGCATCGCTCGCTTTCCACCTTCTTGGACAGGCGGCGGTCCAACTCAGGCGGCGTCACTGCCTCACCTCAGTAGCGGGTATCTCGTCTAGCTTGGCGAGTAGGGCGGCATCGGCTGCATCACCGTAGCTCATTGTGACCCATTCTCGTCCGCAGGGGAGGCCGATCGCGGTAAGGCCTGAGTATGTGTCGCTCGGTTCAATGCGCCGAAAGCGTGTTGCGCCTATTGCCGCTTGCTGGGTAGAGGTGGTCATCCCTTCTGCTCCTCGCTGGATTGTGGGCGATCCCTACGGGCCGCGCTGTTGCCTTCGGTCGTGCCCGTGCCGGTCACGCCGGCTTCGCCGCTGCCATCGCTATCGCGGAAGCGGTCGCAGAGTTTCGCCCAGCGCGCTTTCTCGGCTTCTGTGCGACGGTACAGGATCGGACGCGCGGGCCACAGATCGCCAGCGTCTGCGATCCACCAGTGTCCGTTTGGCCACTCACCATCATAGTGGCAGGTGTGGATGCCTGAGCTACCCGGCTCGATTACGTCGAAGCTGCTGCCGTCTTTCGGGCAGTAGATCGCGTCGTTCCAATCAAGCTCTTTCAGCCGCTGATACGCTGACCACAGGGTAATGATCGCATCGCGCTCGGTCGGCATGTCAGCCGCACGCTTCTGCTGCTCAGCCTCTGCTGCTGACCAAAGCGCTTCAGCTTCATCTTTACGAACTGGCGTGTGTGATTCATCGGCCCATGTAGCGTGGCCAACAACCGGATTGTCAGTCATGCCGAAACCTCCATCATTTCATCGCCAGCGACTACGAGCCGCCACCCCCATTCCCATTCAGGATGGATGCTAATCCGGACGGTGCGGTAAGCGTTAACGAACCGGGTGCCCTGTCGCTGACGGCGTTCTTTCCGAGGCACGGAGCCTTTGAAGCCCGCCCACATTGATTCAGCGATTTGGAGGGTGAGCACGTCCTTGTGCGCGTCCCATGCAGCATCAATAGCGTCGTCAATCGCCTGTACGAGGAACGGGTTAACCTCTGTGCGCGAGGGATCAGCACCGACAGGCTGAGACGGCGTAGCTGGCTCAGGGCCGTAGGCCTGCGAGCCCGGTCCAACAGACGCGCCCACACCTTGTTCGTTATCTACCATAACAGGTATCCGTGATACGGAGGATGGAGGGGTCATCAGAAGTCACCTCCCGAAAAGAGTCTAGCGTGCCGGATGCCACATCGCGCACAGATACACTCGCCCTGCTCGTCTCTTTGGGTGATAGGTAGGGAGAGTGCGGCTAGGACGCATTGCTCTACGATTTGGCGATTGGAGAGCCATCGCACGTCGTCGTAGAAGACGTCACCCACCTGCTCACGAATGATGCGCTCAACAAGCCGCTCCACATCTACACTGTCTTGCTGGGTCGTCGGACACTTGCCGCAGCACTCGCCACGATCGTAAACCGTTGGGTGTGGACAAGGTACGCTCATCGCGCCTTCTCCGTCTCTGCGGTGAGGGTGGCGCGGGTCATTACCCGCTGTGACGCGAGCAAAGCGGCGTCGGCGATCGCTACGGCATCCGGCTTACTGTTCCACTTGCGCGAGGCGATTGTCTCCAATGCTTTTGCGAGGATACCGCCAGCCTCGCGCAGTTGCCCCTCCACCGCTGTATTATCGAGTGCGGGCGAGAGGGCGGCGATAACCGCGTCGATCTTTTCACTGTGGAGCATCCCGGCCGAGAAGCTGTCGATGGCCGCGCCAATACGCTCCCGTTCCCCCGTCCCGTTTACAGAGATGGGGATAGGGGATGCAGGGGCAGCGGAGAGCATGGCGGACCAAATCTCTGGCAAGTCACTCCACGGCTCTTGATCGTTTACCGCTTCGCGACCTGCCGCCCACATCGCCTCTGTCGGCTCACGCGGCACCATCACCATGTCCCCGAGAGTAGGAGTGGTGAATGTCAGGCGGTGACGGGCGAGCGCGTAGGCGAGGTCTTCCACTGGCAAACGGTCAGCGAAAGAGCCCCAGATGCCCTTCCAGCGCGTCGCAGCGTCAATGTCGCTCTGCTCGGGTTGAATATCGGTGGTTGGGGATGTGGTCATGAGTGTGACTCCGACTGAAAGGGGTGCGGTTCCGACCACTCGACGCCATGCTCTGCGCCGAAAGCGCCGATGCACTCGATGAGGTCGCTAAATTCTGCCTTGCGCAGCTTGGACGACTTAAACCCGAGCGGGACAACGCCAGTGCCGTCTAAGCTCGGCTCAAAATGGCAGCGGAAGCCCGCCTCAGCCATGAACAGCGCCTTCCACACATCGGTGGTCAGCACCCGGCCTTGCGGCTTGGCGCGGGCGATGTCCGACAGCATGGCGTGCATCTTGGCGTTCTGGTCGTTGGTGCGACGTGCCGCCTGGATGTTGACCACGCTGTCGTCGGGCGCGCGGTTGATAAGCGCTTTGGCGAAGTCGCGTTGGCTATCACCGCGCAGGATGACTGTTTGTCCGTTCATTCGTCGCACTCCCACTTGTGGCGGTGAGGCGAACCGGCAGCGTATTCGATAGCCTTGTCGCGCGTGTCGATGTCGTACTTGGCCTCAAACGTCAGGTCGGCGCGGTGCTGCTCGCGATGATGTTTGATGCACAACGGAACCACCCATTTATCGTGCGGCTTGAGCGCAGTCCCGCCATCGGTATTGCGGCGAACGTGCGCGGCCTCGATCACCATCGTTTCCGGCTCACGCAGGTTCGGCTCGCAGCCTTTCACCATGCACGGGAAGCCGCGAACCCAAGCGCGATGCTGCGGATACTCACGCGCTTTGTGAGCGCGATTGCTGTTGTGCTTGCGGCGGGCGGGGAGGGGCATCACCGCGCCTCCATCGGTCGACGTAACCGCGTTTCCGCCAGAGACGCCACCAGAGGCGCACCACGGGCAGCGCGGGTGTAATTGATGCGGCGCAGGCGCTCACGCTCGCTACGCCCGTATATGTCGCGGTTGTAGGCGACAGGATCGGTGGCGGCCGTCATCACGCCGCTTCCTGCATGGCGATCAGCTCGCGCCGGCGCTGTATTTCCTTGTCCAGCCCGAGGAAGTCGGCACCATCGCCTTCCCAATAGAAGCGGGCTTCGTCCTGTATCTGGTCCAGCAGCGGCTTTTCGGACACCAGCAGTGCTTCGAGCATTTCGTCATCGCCGCACGCTTCAAGCTCACGCGCAAAATTTCCGCACGCGATGCGAATGGCAGAACGGGTCTTGATTGGACCAGTGAGAGGCGGCGCGCGACGCTGTTGCTCATTCTCCACCACTCTTTGCGGCGAAGCCTGCTGCGGCTCTTGACGGACTGCGCGGGGGCGATTGTCAAAGCCTTCCGCCGGCACTTCCTCAGCCGGCGTAGTCGACAAGTCCGCCTTCATCATCACGACGACATGAGCAAACGCCGAGCGGCACGCACGGGAGATGGCGCGGGTTTGCACCATCGCGCGGCGGGCATAGACGGGGCGCTTCGACCAGGTTCCTTCGTCGTCACCCAAAAAGCCTTCCCCGCGCGCAATCTCCACGCCATCGGACATGCGACGCACGATGCCGACAGCCTTAAAGCCGGTCATACCGTCGTCGGTAACGCGCTCCACATGGTCAGCCGATGCAGCACAACCGTGAGCGACAGCGATAGCCTGCCAGCCTTCAACACCTACGTAGGACTTGCCCCCAATAGTGCTGGCAGTCGCGATGACGATATCGCGGCAGATGCCCGCGGCGTCGGTGGACATACGGTAAGCGTCAACGCCGCGATCGGGCGTGATGATGGCGGGTGCGTTCACAGCGCTACTCCGATGCAAAAGATGAGATAGAGGAGGCCGAAGCCCACAAGCGCCACAGCGGCCACCTTGACCGGCTCACGCCAGCCGAAGATGGTCAGCGCGTACCAAGCCTTGTGCGCGTCCATCGGAAGCAGCGGTCCCGATGCACGATCACGCTGCCATGATGACGTATGTGGGCGTAGAAGCGCCTGATCCGGCTCGCTGGTGCGGTAAGCGCCGTTCATGGCTGTACCTCACCGCGTGCTTTGGCGAGAGCCTTGCGGGCCGCTGCCATTTCGATGCTGTTGTGATGGCCGGTGTTCGCGAGACGCGAGACGAGGTCGTCCAGCGCATCAAGCAAATCAGGCGCAGCGGCTATCAGCCTAGCGTCTGCGGCGGTCTGCTCATACGACCGTGAAAGTGCCGCAATGTGACAATTGGCGACTATGCCGGTCGGTGTGACGATGGCGGCAAAGTGGTCCCAGCCGTAGCCTTTGCCCGCAACCGTCCACGGACCCGGCGTATGTCCAGCATCCAGCGTATCCGCTACTGTTGATGAATGGGTCATGCGCCCGGCCTCCGCAGATCAGCGAGGGCGCGGGTCAAGTCCATGCTGGCACGGCGGATTTCACCCTGTTGGCGAGGGAAATTGTCGTGCGTGAACGACTGACCTTGGTACTCGTAAGGCTTAGGCGCGGGCAGCGACTTGGCGCGGGCGATAAAGCGCTCCGCTTCCGCCACGGCTGCGGTAAGTGCGTCACGGTTCATGCGCGCGATCCTTCCAGGTTCATGCGAGCGACAAGAGCCTCGCCCTCCGCTTCCTCACGGGCACGGATGCCAGCGGCCATTGACACGTCGGGGTCGCACTCGCAGATGCCGAACGGGTGTCCGCAGGCGGCACACGGCGGGAAGCGGGTGAGGCGAAGCGCGCGGCGTGCAATCTGCGCGGGTCGCTCAATCGGCTGCGTCGTGCCTTGAACAAGCGCGCCGATATGCTCGACAGCGGTCCACACGTTGTATGCGGTAGCCATTATGCGGGCCTCCCGTAGCCATCAGGCGAGTAGTGCGTGATCCAGTGTCCGGTCGTGGGCGGCTCAGGTGCCATATCAGCGGCGATGTTCTCGACCACTAGCAACATGCCGTCGTCTTGGAACAGGTCGTACACCGCCGTAGCGAGCGCCAAGCCTTGCATCGTGGACAGCAATTGTCCGTCACGAGCAGCGGGGCGCGCGGCGATGGCCTTTTCGATCAGCCGTTCAAGCTGTGCGAGGTCAGGGCTTACCGCCTGTGCGTTTGGGAAGGTCTGAGGAGCGCTCATGCCGGCACCTGCGC